AGCGCCGGCGGAGTGACGCAGGTGCGCGACATGGCCGACGCGCCGCAGACTTGGGCAGATTCCGGAGCCGATTACCGGATCGGAATGGACGTGCTGGAGCGGAGGGAGCAATTCATCCGCCGCGCCTTCCATGCCACGCTCTTCGAGGCCGTCTCACCCATCGACCGGGAGATGACCGCCACCGAGATCCTCGCCCGCCAGCGTGAGCAGGTTGGCCAGATCAGTCCGGCATTCACCCTGCTGACCACGGAATTCTTGAACCCGCTCCTCGAAGCCGTCTTCATGAGGCTGGTCATTTCGGGGAGGTTTGGCGAGGTGCCGCCGGACGCCGTGGCAGACACGCCAAGCGGACAGCAGATCCTCTTCCCAGCCACGGTGCAGACCAGCCGTCTGGCCTTCGCTGTGGACAGCCTCAACTCCGAAGCCCTGCTCTCCACTGTTGGGGAGATGGGTCCGCTCATCCAAGCGCAGCCGTCCCTGCTCGACAATCTGAACCTCGACCAAGCCCTCCGCGAGATTGCCCGTGGGCGTGGCGTTCCAGCCGACTGGATCAACGACCCCGACGCCGTAGCCGAGATCCGGCAGGCGCAGGCCCAGCAGGCGCAGCAGCAGCAAATGCTTGACCTTGCCGCCAAGCAGCCAGAGCTTGCGGCCCAAGCCGCGCAGGCTGGCATGATATGACTCCGCTGGAAAACCAACTCGCCCGCGTGGGGCTGCTCGACCGCTTCCGCGACTCCGCACGCTCCGCACTCTCCGGCCAAGCCGGGACCGATCTGGCCGAATGCCTGATGGCAGTGGCCCATCCCATGTATCCTCCGGAAGGCAGGACACCGGAGGACGTGGCCCGAGAAATCGGACGCAGAGAAATCGTGTCCGCCCTCATTCGCAGCACAACCATCGACCCAGCCACACACCATGAGCGAGACGACCGAACCTACGCCGCCCTCCGATACCCAACCCTCACCTCCAAAACGCCGCCGCCGGAAACCGCAGGTTGAATCCGTCGCCATCGCCTCCGTTGGCGGAACCGGAGAAGCGCCCACGCAAGAACAGCGCCAAGCCTGGACTGTCGGCGCATTGCTCGCCCTCGCCCGTGAGGCAGGCGTCCAATTCCATTGGCTCGCCGGGGAGCAGTCGCCCGCGTTCATCAAGTGGGTGCAGATTTTCCATCCCGATGCCATGCCCACGCTTCGCGCCGCGGGCTGGAACATCGAAGCCCTTCTGAACGAACCACGAATCCAATGAGCGAACAAGCACCACCAGCACCCACGCCCGCACCACCAGCGCCACCGACGCCCGAACCGCCACAGGCCGCGCCGTGGCACGCCGCGCTTTTCGCGGACGACTCCGGGAAGTTCGCAGCGGACTGGACCTCGAAGCTGCCAGAATCCCTTGGGGACTTCCGCGCCATGGCCGCACAGTATCCCGACCTCGGGACGCTGCTGAAATCCCACCGGGACAACATGCAGGCGGCCCGCTCCAAGGGACTGAAGCTTCCAGGGGAACACGCCACGCCGGAAGAGCAGCAGGCATTCCAGGTGGAACTGCGGAAGGTACGCGGCGCACCGGAGACGCCGGACGCCTACGACATCCCCGCCCCCGAAGGTCTGCCGGAAGGCACAGACTGGAAAACTGCCACCGCTGAATTCCGCGCCGTGGCCCATGAGCTGGGGTTAACTCCCGCCGAAGCCCAGCGCCTCGCCGCCTTCGACATGCAGCGGCAGAAGGCCGCGCAGGATCAAGCCGCGCAACTGCGTCAGGGATTCATCGAAGCCGACCAGGCGGAACTCCGGCAGCGCCATGGAGACAACGCCAACGCGATTCTCGCCGAAGCCCGCCAAGCCGCCGCCGAATACCTGCCAGCGGAAGCCTTCGACCCGACCAGCGACGCCTTCATTGGAGTGGCAGCGGTCGATGCGTTTGCCGCACTGGCCACCAAACTGCGGCCCGCAGGACACATCCCCGCGCCGTCCGTTGCCAATCTCAGCCCAGCCGATCTGGCCCGGGACATCCAGACCAACCCGAACAACCCGGACCACGCCGCATTCGTCAGCAGCAGCCACCCGCGTCACAGCGCCGTGGCCGCAAAGGTGACAGCACTCTGGAAACAGGTGCCATAATCTGGCAGGCATAGCAGCCGGAGGATGGCTCCGGAGCGGTTTGTGAGTTCGACCTTGGTGAACACTGCCGGCCCCGCCTTGGAAACAGGGCGGGGTTCTTTCTTGACCACACGCGGGCTGCGCATACTGGACGCCGTGCAGGCATAGAGCCGGAGGATGGCTCCGGACAGGGTCAGTCTTCCCCTTCTTTGAACACTGCGCAAAACTCTTGACGACCGCTGCGAAGATGGCATTCTCGCCACGTCAGCGACGACATGATGAAAGCACGGGGGAGGCCCGGTGGGATTTGAGCACCCGCCGGGTCTCTTTTTTTGCGTTGCAATACGCACACGAGGCCCCTGATTTCCTGCGTCCGACCCGCACGCCGCGGCCTACCGGACGCACCACCGCAGCCTCCGGCCCGCAAGCGCGGCCTACCGAGAACGGCGAGGTAACAACCTCCACTTCTCAATACAATGTCCGATTATTCCGCGAGCCTCGACATTCCGGCTCATTTCAAACGACAGTTCTCCACAAGCTGGGACATGGTTCTCCAGCAGCAGAATCAGAAATTCGCCAACGCCGGCATGACCGCCGCCGACTGGACCGCCAAGGATTACATCTGGCAAGACCTTGATGTCGTCCTCGCCCGTGAAACCACTGGCCAACGATTCGGCGACACGAACCCGCAGGAAATCTCCGGCGGCGCTCGGCGCGGCTCCATGCGCAACTTCGACATCCCTGTCACGCGTGACAAATGGGACAACCAGTGGCTCGAACGGCAGGCGATTCCTGACGGTGATGTCATCAGCACCATGAAGGCTGCGGCCAACCGTCAACTCGACGACGTTTTCATCGCGGCCGCCATTGCCGACGCTGTGGGCGGGCCGGACCCATACACCACGGCCATCCCACTTCCGGCAACCAGTCAGATCGCCGTTGGGTACGTCGGGCCTGGCGAAAGCGCCGGTGACAAAGGCCTGACGCCCTGGAAGATCCTTGAGGCAACCACGCGTTTCGAGACTGCCGAAATCGACCCCACGCAGGAAGAGATGTACCTCGCCATTTCTCCGCGGCAGAAGATCGAGCTGGCCTCATTCATCGCCACCAGCCCGAACGACTACTGGGCCGAAATCATCGGCAAATGGCTGGCCGCAGACAGCATGGGCACGCCCGCCAAGCTGATGGGGTACAACGTCATCATGACCAACCGCCTGCCGTTTGTCACAGCCACCACCACCCGGACTTGCGTGGCGTTCACCCGTCGCGCCTTTAAGGTCAGCCCAATCATCCAGACCCTGACCATCGACCGCCTGCCCATGAAGCGGAATGCCATCCAGTTCTTGAGCCAAATGGCATTCGGCGCCATGCGCGCTCTGGATCCCGGCGTTCAGCTGGTTGCCTGCAAGCAGTCGTAATCCACAGCACCCAAACCAGTAACCATCCAATATTATGGCCAACGGATTCTCCGACATCTCCACAGCCCAACGCAACCCCGGCCGCCTTGTGGTCATTCCGGGGCAGCGACTCTTCAGCCCGGTCAAACACGCCCGGTTCGAGGTCACACTGCTCGGAAACGAGGTTGCCAACGAGTGGCACGAGCTTTGCCAACGCCTCACGGAAAGCGGCTACCAGATCATTCCAGAGCAGTGCCGAATCCGGCACATCTCCGGAACGTATTCTCTGGTGAGCAAGCTTCAGCGAGTAAACGCGGCCGGGACCGCGACCGACATCACCGCCGGACTCACGCACGCCAACGGCACCGCCGCCAGTTCGCTGGCATTTGCCGCCACAGCAAACACGGAGCCAGCCGTCCTGAGTGACACGGATTCGCTCCGGATTCAGTTCACGACCGTCACCACGACCAATGCCGCAGCCAAGTTCGTCGTCGAGCTTGCCTTCCGCACCGTCGAAGCCTGACCGCAGCAGGGTGCCCCGTTTGACCAGCGGGGCACCCTGCCCTTTTTTCCCGCATGACGACGCCCACCGAACTCTGCAACATGGCGCTGGCCCACCTCGGGCAGGCCAGAATCTCCGACTACTCCGAGCGGTCCCCGGCAGCGGAGCATTGCAGAAGGGCATTCGACCACACGCGCCGGCTGTGCCTGCGGGACTATGACTGGAATTTTGCCATTCGCCGCGCCCTCCTGACCGCCGCAGAGGCCGCGCCCCCTTTTGATTGGGGTTATGCGTACCCACTCCCGGAAGACTGCCTGCGCGTTCTGAGCGTCAACCAGCGCCCCGGAGGCACCCGACTGACCGATTACGCTGTAGAGGGCCGCAGCATCCTGACCAACTCCGCCGAATGCCGGGTGCGGTACGTGGCCGACGCCATTGACGTGACCGATTGGGACAGTGTCTTCTGTTCCTACTTCGCCTACAGGCTCGCCGCAGCAATCGCGCCCAGCCTCCGGCTCGACCCGCAGGCTGGCCAGCAAATGGAGCAGATGGCCGCCGCCATCCGCGATCAGGCCCGCGAGGCCGACGCCGTGGAGAGCCAGCCCCGCGTCACCCGGCTGGATCAATCCGAGATCCTCGAGGAGCGCGAGGGGCGCATGTCCGCATGGTACTGCGGAGGAGGATCCGGAGGCACGACGCCGGGAGGCACAGCAACGTGGGGAAGCATCGGCGGAACGCTGGCAGACCAAGCCGACCTTGTGGCTGCGCTTGCCGGAAAGGCCGCGCTTTCCCACACCCACAGCGCCGACCAGATCACGACTGGCACCTTCCCTGCGGCCCGCTTTGCCGGAACCGCCACCGACACCTACGTGCTGGCGCTGGTGGCTGGCGTTCCCACCTGGAGCGCACCGGGTGGCGGCGTGCCTGGAAGCGGGGACGTGGTTGGCCCATCCTCCAGCGTAAACAACACACTGCCGCGCTTTTCTGGCACCTCCGGGAAACTGCTCAAGGGCAGCGCCGTCACAGTGAGTGACGCCGGAAACATTGGCGTCGATTCCATCACGCTTTCCACATCGTCCACGCTGGCAATTTCCAACGGCGTCATTCGGTACGATCCCGATGAAACCGCGCTCGCCGTGGGCTTGGGCGGCATCACTGCGGAAATTCCAATGCAGGAATTCACGCGGGTGTACAACGATAGCGGGACCACGCTCACCAAAGGCCAACCCGTCTACGTCTCCGGAGCCCAGGGCAACCGCACCGCTGGTGCAGCGGGCAGGCCCGATGCGGAACCTCAACACCAACGGATTCACGGCCGGCGCATTGCTCTACCTGTCCGAAACCACCGGGCAGATCACGCAGACGCCCCCAGCCGCCCCAGCGCACGCGGTCCGCATCGGATGGGTGGAGCGGGTTTCGTCCACGGTTGGGATGATCCTCATCAAAATCGACAACGGCTACGAGCTTGAGGAGCTTCACGATGTCCTGATTTCCTCCCCGCAGCAAGGGCAGCTGCTGACCTACGACAGTCTCAACGGCGTGTGGGTCAACTCCAACAACCAAGCCCTCTACGTCGCAGGCGTACCAGCAGAGGACTGGATGGTCGTCTCTGATGACATGGGAAATGCAGTCTGGCGATCCCCGGCGGATGCCAGAGTAGCGCTCGCGCTTGGAAATCTTGCCACCCAGTCAACAGTCACAAATTCACTGATGGCGGCCATGGCGGCCGGAACCATCAAAGGAAACAACACCGGATCGTCGGCGGCACCATTAGACCTGACTGCCGCGCAGGTTACGGCAATGCTAAACCCCTTCAGCACATCGGCTAAAGGTCTGGTTCCACAGGCCCCCGCTGGCACCACGAACTTCTTGCGTTCGGATGGCACATGGGCAGTCCCACCGGGTGGAAGCGGAGTAACAGACGGAGACAAGGGCGACATCACCGTATCCTCCAGCGGGGCGACGTGGACGATTGATAACGGAGCCGTCACCTACGCCAAGATGCAGACGGTTTCCGCAGCGTCTCGCCTGCTTGGGCGGGGGACTGCGGGGACGACGGAAGTGCGCGAGCTACTGCTTGGGATGGGTCTCTCCATGAATGGAGACACGGTAAATGGAAACGTAGACGTTAAGGTCTACACGGGTGCAGATACGTGGACAAACCCGTCACCAACCACGCCCAGAAAAGTCGACATTATCATGATCGGCGGCGGTGGCGGCGGTGGCGGCGGTAGATGCGATACGACTGGCACCGATAGGCCCGGCGGCGGCGGGGGCGCGGGCGCTGCCATCGTCCAAATCAGTTTGCTGTCGTCCGTCCTAGGCTCAACCGAATCTGTCGCAGTAGGCGCAGGGGGAACTGGAGGTGCCGGAGGCAGCGCAGTTGGCGTGAGCGGATCAGACGGAACGGATGGAGGAGCGACCAGTTTCGCGGGATACGAAGCAAAGGGCGGAGCGAAGGGCATCGGCGGAACGACCACGGGGGGAACTGGCGGCGCTTCAATTTCCGCGGGATGCACCATTGGCCTGCAAAATCAAAACACCAACGCAGGAACGGCTGGGTCTGTCGCCGCCCCGGCGGCGATGAGTGCATCATCATTCTACATCCCCGCCGGGGCATCCGGAGGCGGGGGCGTAAGCACAGCCAACGCAGTCGGGGCGTCTCGAGACGGGCAGGCAATTGGGCCAGCTAACGTGCGCCAATTCCCGGGCACCGCAGCAAACACGACCGTTGGCGGGAGCGGAAACAATGGCATAAGCACTGCATCAATTATTGGGATGGGAGGCGGCATTGGCCGTGGGTCAAACACAGGAGCGGGAGGCAACGGAGGCAATGGAGGCAATTACGGCGGCGGCGGGGCGGGTGGATGTGGCGGAACAACAGCCGGAGGCAACGGAGGAAGCGGCGGTGCTGGCATTGCTATCATTATTACATACCTTTAAGATGGACAATTACGCGGAAATTATCGGCGGGCAGATCACTAACGTAATCCGGTGGGACGGCATCACGCCATGGACTCCACCAGATGGGGCGACCATCATGCTGCTGTCGGCTGCAATCGCTGCGGGCTACACGTATGCGACACGGGTTCCGACTGTGCCTGACGCACTGCTGCCCGTGCAGCTCCGCACTTGGCTGCTCTACGCTGGCAAGCTCGACCAGGTGGATGCACTCATCGATGAGATCCCCGACCAGATGCAGCGGGCGGAGGCGAAACAGCGCTGGGACTACACGCTTACAATTCCGCGGACTCACCCGATGGTCCTTATGATCGGGCAAGCACTCGGAATGACCAGTGCCGAAATGGACGAGGCGTTCATTCAAGCGGCGACTCTATGAACCTGCTGACCAATGCGTGGAACGCCGGCGAACTGACGCCGGAGCTTGCAGGCCGCTACGACCTTGAGAAGCTGCGGAAGGGCGCACGCCTGCTGCGGAACACCGTGCCGCGTCCGCTTGGAGGAACACGCCGCCGACCGGGCATGATGCACCTTGGACCCGCCAAGTTCCCAGACCGCCGCGCCCGCCTCATTCCATTTGCCGCATCCGCCACCGACAGGTACATGCTCGAACTCGGGCACCAGTATCTCCGTGTGTGGAAGGACGGTGTCCGGCTGGACGTGGAGCTTGCCGCGCCATGGGCCGAGGAACAGGCCGCCACCGTGCAGTTCACGCAGGTCAATGACCTCGTCTTTTTCGTCCACCCGGAACTCCCGGTGCATGAATTGCGCCGGATCACGGACGCATCATGGACCTTTGCGCCATTCGCATGGCGGTGGCCAGCGACGCGGGACGAGAACGTCACCAGCCTGACCATGCGCGTGCAGCCCGCAGCCGGCGCAACACCCGCCCAGCTGATCGCATCCGCAAACTGGTTTACCGCCGGGGACGTTGGTGCCTACTACCAGATCACGCACGCCCGCGAGACGACCAGCACCGCCCTTGTGCTGACCGCCAACGGACAGACAGACGGCACACTTCAGATTCTCGGGGCGTGGGATCTCTACACGACCGGAGACTGGTCAGGAACGCTCTACGTGGAAACCCTCGACGAGGACAACCAGTGGCAGGTGCTGCGCAGCTACACTTCCACCAAAGACCGGAACGTCACAGCCAACGGTCGCTTTGAGCGGCTCACGAAGGTTCGTTTGCGGTACACCGGAAGCGGATTCGGTACAGTCTCGCCCAGGGCAATCATCGAACCAGTGGACGTGGAACTCCACGGCCTTGTCCGCGTGGACAGCGTAACCAGCGCCACCCAGTGCGCCGTCACCGTGATTTCCGAGCCGTTCGCCAGCACGGCCACCGCCCGCTGGCGGGAGGGAGCGTGGAGCGTGCGCAGGGGATACCCATCCGCCATTGCCCTCCACCAGCAGCGTCTCACGTTTGCCGGAACCGCCGCGCAACCGCAGACCATCTGGGGAAGCGCCATCAATGACTGGAACAACTTCCAGACCATCGACGCCGAGGACGCCGCTTACTCGGTCACGATTGCCGCGCAGGAGGCCAACCCCATCGCGTGGATGGCCAGTGTGGATGGGTTGATTGTCGGCACCGAGGGAGACGAGTGGCTGCTGGATGCCGCCGGAGGAGTTATCACGCAGGCCAACCCGCCCGTCGCCAAGCGGAAGACCGGGTTCGGAAGCGCACGGCAGCAGGCGCAACTGGTTGGCAGTGTCGTGTTGTTTGTCCAGCGCGGGGGGCGGAAGGTCCGGGAATACGTCTATGCCTTTGAGGAATCCAACTACAAGGCACTCGACCTGACGGAACTGGCCGACCACATGACCGTTTCCGGCGGAATCACGCAGTTGGCATTCGCCTCCGCTCCCGACCCCACAATCTGGGGAGCCACCAGTGACGGCCGGCTGCTTTCCTGCACATACCTGCGCGAGGCCGAGGTCATCGCATGGGCGCAGCATTCGACGGATGGACTGGTCGAGAGCGTGGCGGTTCTCCCCGGAGAAGACATCGCGGACGAGGTGTGGATGATTGTGCAGCGCACCACCGACGCAGGCCCGACCCGCCGGGTGGAACGGTTTGACCCCGACCACTGGGTGAAGATGCAGGCCGGAACCACGCCAACCCTGTGCCACCTTGACGCCGCCACCATTCAGACCAGCGCCACGCCAACCGCCACCTGGGGGAATCTTGCCCACCTCGAAGGCCGCGAGGTCGCCGTGTGGGCGGATGGAGCCGTGCAGCCGGCTCGCCGCGTGGTAGCCGGATCCATCGCGCTGCAACTGGCAGCCAGCACCCTCATCGTGGGATTGCCTTACACCTCGACCCTCCAGCCGTACACGTTCGACGTTGTCACCCAGACCGGAACCAGCGCCGGAAGGAAATGGCGCACCGCCGAGATGCGGCTGATCCTCTGGCAGACCGGGCCGATGGAATACGCGGACGGCCCCGAAGGCCCATGGTATCCCATCAAGACCCGCTCCGGGGATGACCTGATGGACGAAGCGCCCCCACTCTTCACTGGCAAAACGGACGAACTGGCCTTTCAGTCCAATCACCGCGACAACCTCGACGTGACGCTCCGGACTTCCGGCCCGGGACCAATGAACGTCCTCGCCATCGCGACCCAGACCACCGCCTATGATTGACGGCCCCCGCATTCTCCAGCCCGATGACGTGCCATTCCTGTGCCATTGGTATCAGGAACGTGGCCGGGAACTGAATGCCGCCGTCCTTCCGCGCACCACCTACGTCATGCACGACGCCGCCGGCCCGGTCGCCGCGCTGGCCCTGTACATGGCGCAGGGCGCCCCGGTGGCGTTCCTCGACCATGCCGTGACCCGCCCGGGACTTTCCTACGCCGAGGCCGCTGCCGCGTTCGACCAACTCATGGCGGTCTGTCTTGCAGTCGCAGAAACCATGGGGTGCGTGGCCGCGCAGGCGCACACCACCCACACAATTGCGCAACACCTTCACAAGCGGGGTTGGATGGAACCAGTGCCGCTTTACGCCACAGCCGTATGTTTCTCGCCGCAGCCGCACCCTTGATCGGACTCGCCGGGGCTGGCGTTTCCGCTTACTCCCAGATCCGAGCCGGACGCGAGCAGGACGCGCTGGCCCGCACGAACCTGCTCAGTCAGCAGCAGGCCATCCGGCAGCAGGGAGCCATCGCCCTCATGCAGTCCCGCATGCAGGAGATTTCCGCGCAGCAGTCCGCGCAGGCGCTGGCCATTGACGCCCAGAACGAGCGGAACGCAGCCGAGTACGAAAGCCGCGCCGCGCAGGAAAACATCCGCAGGCAGCGGGAGGACTTCAGCCGCGCCCTCGCGGAGCAACGCGCAGCCATTGCCGCCCGTGGCGTGGTGGACACTACCGGAAGCCCTCTGGAACTGCTGCTGCGGTCTGCCGAGGATCAGGCATTCAGCGAAGCCAACGCACGCGCTGCCGACGAAATGAACCGCCGCGCCCGGTTTACGCGAGCCTCCGGACTGGATTACCAGAGCCGAGTCGCCGGACTGAACCGGGGAAGCGCCATCCTTGCAGGCATGGCAGCCAAGCAGCAGGTGGCCACCGGACTGGCGCAGGCGTCCATTGATTACCGTGGCAGCCGCGCCGCCAGCACCGGGCAGATGTTTGGAGCCGCCGGCACATTGCTCGAAGGCGCGATGCAGTACGGCACCCGCCGCAGTCAGTTGAAACAGATCACCACCCCGAGACTCTGATGGCACGCATCCCACGAATCATGGACAGCACGCCGCTGGTTCCGGCCCGCGCTCCTGCCCTCCCGGCCACGCCGGACACCAGAGGATTCAGCATCGACCTCGCCCCATCGATGCGAGCGCAGCGCCCGGTGGAGATCGATGAGCGCGGTTTTGTGGCACAGGCCGCCGCCATTGGCCGCATCGGCGGAGCCATTGAGCGCACCGGTGACGCCCTCTTCCAAGCCGAGAAGGCGCAGCAGGACATGATTAACCTGCGGAAGGAGCATGATGCCGTGACGGCGCTTGAGCAGTTCGACGCCGAACTGGACGTGGCCAAGCAGTCCGAACTGGACGAAACCAAATGGCCGGCCATCGCGGAACGCATCGCAGCCAAGGCAGCCAGCACGATTCTCGACCCCGCGAAGAACCCGCTTTCCCCGGCGGCCCGGGAAGCCATCACCGACCGGATCACACAATGGCAAACCCGGAAGGTGGCCGCGGCACGCATTGACAGCATCCGGACCAGCCACACCCGCGCCGCCGACGCCGTGTCCGCGCAGATCATGACGGCCATCAATAATCGCGACTGGGGAACCGCGGAGACGCTGGCGCAGCAGGGAATCGCTTCCAACCTGCTGCCAGCCACCGAACTACCAAAGGTACAGGGATTGGTAATTAACGCCAAGGAGCAGGCAGAACGGGAGGCCAAAGCAACCGCCGAGCAACAGGCGCAGATGGCATTGCTGGCCAAGGCCGAGGCCGACCCAGACGCGACGGAGCAGGAGATTCAGTCCGAGCAGTGGCGGAGCGGAAAGACTCTGAGCGACGTTTCCACCGCGCAGCAGATTGTAAACAGCGTGCGGGCACGCCGCATGAATGATGCCGCCGACGTGTTTTCTGGATTCACCTCGAAGCCGATCGCGGAGCAGACCCGCGCCGGGCTGGAGGCCGCGCTGCCCAATGGCCTGCGTCCAGCCGACCGCGCCAAGTTCCTTGGAGCCTTCGACCAGATGGCAGCCGAGCGGGCCAAGGCGGATTACAACACGCCGGAAGCCATCACGGCCCGGTTCGGGAAAATGCTGGACGCAGTGGACGCCTACGACCTTGAGCGCATGGGCGGCCCCGGTGCGCAGGAAGCCCGCGACCGCTACGTGGAAATCATGGCAGCCACGCAGACGCTGCCGGAAACACTACGTGGCAAAATCACCGGACCACTGAACGACAAATGGAACGCCCGCGCCCCCGTTGTCGGTGACGTGGTGGAAGCCTACAAGACCGAGCAGGTCAAAGCCCTGTACGAAAACGGCCAACTCGGAGCCTTCCGCAGCGTGGACCCGGTCACGAAGCAGGAAAGGATCGACACCGCCAAGCAGGCAGACGCCCAGCTCCGCCGCGCCAATCTGGAAATTGAGATGGATCGGTGGCTCCAGTCCAACCCGAACGCCACACCGCAGCAGGTTCGCGAGCAGATCCAGAGCATTTCCGGAACCATCATCCGTGAAACGGACGCAGCCAAAATCCTCGACACGACCTCTGCCGTCAGCGTTGGGCAGCCCACTCCTGCCACATGGTTCAACATCCGCGGACGCCTTGAGCGGGCACAGGGAATGCAGGACACTGGAGAGGCTCCGGATTCCACGCTATTTCCCAGTGGCGCACAAGGAGCCGTTGGTGCTACAGGCCCGCAGGCCCGCACGACTGGCCGCGTGACTTCCTACGGCTACCCCAATGACGAGACGCCGGACACCTATTCCTCAATGGGAATCGGATCGTTCTCCGGGCAGGAAGCGATCAAGGCAGCCAAGCGCGGCGACTCCCACCCGATGCAGCTACAGGCCGGTGACATCGCCGTCAGTCCGGACAAAGAACGGGAACTGCGTGCTGCCGGCGTTCGCCCTGGTGACGAGATCGAACTCACGTATTCCGATGGGCGCACGCACCGGGGACGGTGGATGGACCGCACCAGCAACCGCCTCCGTGGCCGCTGGGACATCTACAGCCCGCAGGCTCCCAGCACCGACAACGACACGCCTGTCACCTCATTCCGCAAACTCTGATGATCCCTACACCCCCCGGCATTCTCACAGACGATGAATACGAACAGATCATGGGAGCGGGCGGGCCCGCCGCCGCGCCGGAATCTGAGCGATCATTCTGGTTGGCGCAGGTCAACCAGTACCGCGCTTTTCGGGTATCGGCCCCCAGAGAGAAGGATCTGGAAGCGCAGCGTCAGCGTCTCAGCCGCCTTGATGCTCTGGCTCTGGACCCAGACGGAGAGGCCAAGCGCCTGCAACTCGACACGATCCTGACCGCGGCGCCGGAGCAGCAGGCCGCAGCCAAGGACGCACTCTTGATCGACTCCATGCTGGCCGAGCGAGCCAGCCGCCGGGTGAATATCTCCGGCTCTGTATGGGATGCCAACAAGCCGCCGTCCGTGCTGGCAGCAGACCGGGACGCCGCTCGTGACGCCCTCGCAGTCGAGATGTTCGGGGAAACCGCGCCGCGAGGATCAGACGCCGCCGTGGCCGGAAAGCTGCGGGAAGCCGCCGGAGAGCGGCAGAAACTGCGGTGGATTATCGCAGGCCGCGACCCGTCACCCAGCCAGCAGCAACTGCCCACCAACGTGCCGGCATCGATGCACGGCCCGCTCATGTTCCCGGTGGATACCAAGCAGGACGCCGAAACCAAAGCGATCAACGAAGCGAGCCTTGCCCGCAATGCGTGGCGTGCCGGACTCGCCGGACTCCCGGTGGCGGAAGCATTTGCCCAGTGGAAGGAGGCCGCCCGCAAATCCCCGGCGTGGTCGCCAGCAGCCGACAAGCAGGACTTCTTCCAGCAGTTCCGCGCCGTCTACGGACAGGCCGACGACAAGGCCGCGCCTCTCCGCGAGAAGGTCCGCAGCGTGGTGGAGAACATTCTGGCAGCATCCCGCGCCGAAGGTGAAGGCGCTGAATCTATGATGGGCGGTGGCGAAGTCGTGCGGCTTGCCGCCATGACCAAGCAGATCACGGACGCCATGGCCCCCCTAGAGGACATGGACCCCGAGACGCTGCGGAGCGTGGTCATGCCGACAGTCCGAGCCCTCGCGGAAACCCGGAAGGATCCCGATGGGCGGGACATGTGGGACAAGATCGTGGCATCATTCCGGCGGCCCATTGCCCGGTCACTCGGTGCATCGTGGGACATCTTGAGCAGCCTGACCAGCACCGCGCCAATGATGGGAACGCCCACGCCGGAAACCGCCGCGCTGGTTACCGAGGAGCGGCAGGCCATCGCCCGCCGGGACATCGCCCGGTCCCTGCTGCGGGAGGCCACCGTGTCCGTCATCGACCCGATTCTCACCTCAGCGAAGACCGCGGCCGGGAAGCTGGCAGAGCAAGCCGTTTACGACGTGGCCGGATCCCTTGGCTACATGGCGACCACCGCAATCCCTTACGCCGGCATGGCCATGACCGCCGCGTCATTCGCAGACCAGAACCTTGCCAACCTGCTCAACAGCAATCCCACGATGAAGGTGGCAGACGCTGGCGTGCTGGCATGGGCTGCCGCACCCGTGCAGGCCGGGTTGGAGAAGATTCAGCAGATGGGACTGATCGGGAAGCTTCCCGGATTCAACAAGGCCATGAACGCACTGGCCGGACCCGGCGGGAACCCGCTCGCCCGGTTCGCCATCTACGGAGCCGTGGCCACCGGAGCCGAGTACACGATTGAGAAGCTACAGGACGCCACGCCGATGCTCGCGCAGGATCTGCTGGCCAGCCTCAAGGAAGACGTGCCGAATGCCGACTGGCGGAACTACGAGATGTTCGACCTCCGCACCCTGCTTGCCGTGGCACCACTCGCCCTCATTGGCGCAGGCGTGAACGTGGCCCGGGACTCCGCAGCCAGCCGGGAACTTATGTCTTCGACCGCAGCCATGAAAGCCGTGGGCATGAGCGACGAAGCCATCGAAGCGGTGAAGGCCGCCCCGACCGTGCAGGCCAAGATGGAAGCGGTGGCCGATGGCTACGCGCAGCGGGACGCCGACACCGAACCGGACGTGGCGTGGCAGGAAACCGCAGCCGGCGCAATTGCCGACGAGGAAATGGCAGCAGCCCGGGATCTGGCCGAGCAGTCCGACGCCGTGGGAATCCGCGCCGTCCGCCGGAACAGCGACGGAAGCTTCACGGTGGTAGCCAATGACGGCAGCGCCATCGAAGCCGCTTCCGCGCAGGAAGCCGCCGATGTCATTGAGCGCATCAGTGACGAAGCGCAGGACTGGGCAAACGTGGCCGCGCTGGCTGAGATTTCCGAAGCCCTCGACATGCGGCCCAACGCGCCGACCGGAGCCAGCCAGACGACAATCCGCGACAGCATGAGCGTGGCCGAGGTGATTGAGGAGCAGACCGCAATCGCCAACGATCCCGACGCCACGCTGGCGGAGCGCACCGCCGCGCAGAACTACATCACAAATCTCCAGAACCGGGTGGAGATTTACGAGGCCGCCAACAAGGGGAAGAAGGTGGACCTGCGCACGCTCATGGTGGGAGGACAGAGCGAGATGGAAGTGCGGGAAGGCGTGGCCACAGCCGTCGTCCAGGTGGCCCGTGGAGCATCCCCCTACACCGTACTGGAGGAACGCGTCGAAGCCGACGCGACCGCGATGCTGCGGAGTGGGGAGGAAACCACTGCCACGTTCGCCGCCAAGATTAGGGAGATTGAGAAGCGCACAGGTGGCCAGTACCTATTCGGCTACACCGGAACCGACGCCGCGAAGGATTCGCTGGCGGTGAAGGAGGCGCTTTCCCTGCTTACCCAGATTTACGTCACCGGAAAGGCCCGCGCCGGACAGGCCGGCACCGCCACCGTGCCGCGCATTGTACGGGAATACCGGAAGGGAACACGTGCCAAGCTGAAGGCAGCCGAGTCCGAAGGCGTGGCCAAGTCGGTTTTCGATTACCTCAAGAGTCGGGTGCAGTGGCTCAAGACGATCATCAAGCAGGCCATCCGGCTCAACCGCGCCATGGCCGAAAGCCGCGCCAAGGGCGAAGAGTTCCCACTGGAATCGTTCCTGCAACGGGTGACTGGCGTGGCCCCCGGCATCGAAGCTGCCAAGGACGTGCAGGATGAAGCGGACCTGATTTACAATCCGCGGGAAGAAGGTGACGACGTGTGGGCGTTCAACCTGACCGAGCAAGACGCCCGCCACGCAGACCTCGAACGCCGCGCCAAGGCCGGGGATGCTGCGGCGGAGCAGGAAGCGCAGGCGATGGTGGATGCCGTGGCGAAGTCCAAAGGCATGCGCCAAGCATACCACAGTGGTGCCGAGATTATGGAGGGCGGCATTATCAGAGCGCCGTTTTTCTACATGACTGAGCAGCGGCGTGATGCAGAAGCGCACAATGCCGGGAAAACCACCAAATGGTTCGTGAATCTGAGGAATCCCAAGTGGGTTCCGGAACATGACGACAGGTTCATGGATTTCCGCGGCACAGGATATGAGCCTGACAGTCCGGAACTTGAACTCACTGAAAGCGCTTTGGAATTCACGCAATTCCTCAAGTCGCAGGGATACGATGGCATTGTGATGCCGAGCGAGATGGATGACCCAGAAGGCCCGTTCCTGTACGGCAACAACTACATCGCCTTTGAGCCGGAGCAGATCAAATCCGCAGACCCGTTCACCTACGACGAAGCCGGGAACCTCGTGCCGTTGTCGCAGCGGTTCGACGTGACGAGGCCGGAGATTTCGTTCAGCCTCACAAAGGTAGCGCAGATCAGCAAGCCGACCAAAAAGGACGATAAGTTCCGTGTAGGAACCTCGAAGAAGGGCACCAAGGCCAACCCCAAGGCGACCACCAACAAGGACAACATCTCCTTCGACAATATCCCGCCCAAGATTCTGGCCGCTCACATGGCCAAGATGAATTATTCGCACCTGCCAAAGGACATTCTGGCAGAGCAGGATCCGGCAAAGAAGGCCCGCAAACTCATCGACTGGATGAAAACCAACCTGCTGGCGCTGCATGACAAGTTCCCTGCGGAACTCCGCGCACGCGCCACGCAGTGGTATGATGGTGCCAACCGCATCGCCAAGCGCCTCGCCAAGCAGTGGAAACTCACGCCGCAGCAGACCGCCGCAATCATGGCCTGCCTGTCCCCGCAAAAGGATTGGTTCATGAACGTGACCCAAGCCGAGCAGGTGATTGAAATCTGGTTGAGCGATCAGGGCACGACCGTCACGCAGGACATGCTGGACACGGCCGGCGAGGACATCGCTCAAGCTGCCGTGCTGAAGGATAGCCAAAAAGCACCAAAGCAACCGAATGAAACCAAGGCACAGCGAAACGCCCGTTTGGAAGAAAACCGCAGCAGGCTGGAAGCATTGAAGCAGGAGCGGCGTGACCTTTTTGAGTTGGCCAAAGGCAAGACGCTGGCCCAAATGGTAAGCACTCCAATTCTGCAAGCTTGGACAGTGAGACTGCTGGCCCAGTATAAGTTCGGGCGCACCTACAATGCACTCACCCCGGAGGGCAAAACCATGGGGACGTTCATCCGGGACAATGGAAACCCCGGAACGAACACATGGGGAAGCACCGTGGAAATCCTCAAGTGCATCAGCATCATCAAAGACGGCAGCCTTGAGAACATCTCCGAGGAAGTTGGCGACATGCACAAGGTACGGTCGTTCTACAACAACATCATTGCGCCCAACAGCGCCTTTGGTGACACCACCATGGACACGCATGCGGTGGCCGCCGCTCACCTGATGCCGTTCGGTTCCAGCGCCCGAGAAGTCGAAGACAACTTCGGCGCAGCCGGGAAGAGTGAAGTTTACGGAATCGCCGGAGTTTATTACCTCTATCTGGCCGCGTACCAAGAGGCCGCAGCCGAGCGGGGTATCCTCCCGCGGCAAATGCAGAGCATCACATGGGAAGCCGTCCGGGGACTCTATGGGCGGGACGAAAAGGGCAAGAAACTGCTTGAGCAAACCCGCGCCATCTGGCAGTCTTTGCCCGATGACGAAGCTAGACAACAACTCCTTGCGCGAGGAATTGAGCGCCCGGTATGGGCTGGACCCGCAAATGGTGGCCAACCTTCTGGAGGCCCAACGCCGCTACAAGGCGGAACTGGGCAAGGAAATGACCTTCGAGCAGGTGATGGCGCTGGAACTGGACGCGCCTCCACCGGAGCAGAGATAGAGGCATCCTTCTCCCTCCAGCCCGAGGCCATGCTCGACAACGTGGCCGCCAACGTGGAGGCCCGCATGGCCCGCAGTCCGCAGGCCCGCCTCGACATGGTGGCCCGCGCCCGTGAGAACCTGACCGCACTGCGGGACGCCTTCCTCCGGAACCGGAAGGGCGCCGGGTTCGTGGAGCGCCGGAGCGTGGCCAGCCTCGACAGCGAGCAGGACATCCGCCAAGCCCTCCGGGAAGAGGAACTGCTTGTGCAGGCCGGCGTGACGCTGGCCAGCGCACAGGACATCCGCCGGGGACGCGCCGACGCCTACCGGGCAGAGCTTGCCAACCAACTCGAAGCCCGCGGAATCGAAGAGAAGACCGGGCAGGCCATTTCCCGCGAGGCAGGAGTGCGGCAGACCTTCAAGCGCATCGAACTGGTGGAAAAGGTGGACGAGGACTATGCCCGCAGCGTCTCACAGATTTACCGGGACTCCGGTTTCTGGGACGGACCCGTCATCAGCTACCTCTCCAAGAAGGAAGGTGGGCGGTACAAAGGGACGCTCATGAGCTACCGGAGGGCGCAGCGATACGCCGGGAAAGGCGAGTACGTGAACCCTGCGTCATGGGACGGCAGCCACGAACTCCCGCGGATTCTGTTCTCCGGCAATGGCCGGCCCGACGTGGTGGCGCAGGAATTGTTCGGCGTGATGCCGGAAGTATTCCCATCCGGAACCACCGCAGCCGATGTCACGCCGGACATGCTATGGGACGCCATCAGCCGGGAGCTTGCGGAGAATGAGCGCCTCACCGGGATCTGGGACGACTACCAGACCGCACTTAAAGCCACCGCGCAGGAAGCCAAGGAGTGGGCGGAAGAGTGGGTAAACGACTACAAGGTGGCTCTCACTGAAGCCCGCGCCGAAGCAGAGAATGCCGCCGACGCCTACGTTGCCGAGGCCACCGGGAACAACACCGTTGCCATGGCCGCAGCCAAGCAGGCCGCCACCGAGACGGAAGCCTGGAGGAAACGCATGGACCAGTGGCAGCGTGCCGACTGGGACGACCGCGCCGTGCTGACCCGCGCCATGCGGACGCTTGACGCCGTGCTGGCAGCATTCCCGGCCGAGGTTCGCGGAAAGGTTGGCGGATGGCTCGCTCTCGCCCGACTCGGCACACAGGAGGCCATGGCCAAGGAGATCGAACGCCGCGTGGAAATCCTCGACAAGGAACTGGAACGCACGCTGCGGGCCGATGCCATTAAGGAAATCCGCGCACTGGTGGACCGCGCCATGCCCACCCGGAAGCCCGGTGAAAAGCCGACCGGAAAGCTTGGAGCCGAGGCGCACCGCTACTTCGATGCCGTGGCCGCCGTGCTGGACCTGTCCGCAGCCGACGTGGACGCCCGCCGGGTGGCGCTGGAGCAGGAACTGGCAGACGCTGCCACACCGGAGGAGCAGGCCAACGTGTGGGAACGGCAGCAGATTCTCGACACGTTCGGGGGGCTGGATGCCATGAAGGACCGCGTTCCACTGCACGATGCCGCCGACCTTGAGGCCGCACTGGCACAGGCAATGCAGGTTTACCAGACTGGGCGGAACTACTGGCGCACCATCGAAGAGGCCCGCCTTGCCGACGTGGCCGCAAAGGTGGCCGGGGTTTCCGCTGCATTGCCGGCCGCGAAGACATCCGCAATCCTCGCCCAGGGCGATGCCGCCAAGCGGATCGGCGGAATGCTGAATGGTGGCGTTCTCCGGCTCCGGTCATTCCGGGAGATTCTCACAATCCTCCTGGGCAAGGACGCGCCGCTGGCCACCGAGTGGGCAGACCGCGCCATGGCAGCGATGCACCAGCGCACCGACGAGATGCGCGACATGAACCGCCGATGGTTCGCTGCGGCCCGGAAATCGACCGGGAACAACCGCACGAAGACAGAGCAGGAACTGTGGACGCTTATCAGTGAGCGCACCGTGAGCGCCGTTCGCCGACCCGGCAGGCTCGTGGAAGAGCGCATCCCCATTGAAAGCATCCCAAACCTTGCCGCACTGGGATACAACGCGCAGGAAATTGCCGACGCCGAGGATGCGTTCATGGCGCTTTCCGTTGATATGTCCACGGCCCGTGGAATTGCCGCCACTACCGGGCGGCGTCTCAAAAACATGCAGGCAGGCCGGGACTCGACTGCAACATTTGTGACGATTACACGCTGGGAACCCGGCACAGAGGAGGAAGTGGAACTGACGCAGGCCGAAGGCATCTACCTCACCATGCTGGCCGCGCAGGCGCAATACACCCGCCCGCTGGAGATTGCCGGATGGACAGCCGAGACGCTGGCCGAGATCGAAGCCGGCCTTTCACCACTGGCCAAGGACATGCGGGCCTTCATGGCGGACGAATACCGGACGGGATACTTCCCGCTTTCATCGCTCTTCGAGGGCATGTTCGGGGTTCCGCTGCCGCAAATTGAGAACTACGCACCCGGCAAATGGTGGAGCAGGGGAGCCGAGAAGGCCATGGACCCGGCGCAGGCCGGACTGGTGGAGGGCGGATTCCGCGCTGGATTCCTCAAAGGCCGGAAGGCGCACCAAGCCGCCCCGCGACTGGAGAACGCCTTCGAGGTGTTTTTCGGGCACGCCAACCAGACCGCGCACTGGAAGGCGATGGCACCGCTGGCTCGGGAACTCCGTGGCGTGTTCGCAGATCCCGACGTGAAGCAGCAGATCGTGGCCGCCCACGGCCCGGAAATGCTGGCCGTGGTCAACCAATGGATGGAATCACTGGAGGGGAACGGTCTGCAAATCGGCTACAGCCGCCTGTACCAGACTATGCTCGACTGGCAGGCCACCACCGCGCTGGCGTGGAAAGTTGGCACGCTGCTGAAGCAAAGCACCGCCGCGCTCGGTGCCGCCTTTAAGATCCCACTCCGGGAGTACATGAGCGGCGTGGGCAAGTTTATTGCCGGCCGATTGGACGTGAAAGACATCTGGCAGAGCGACATCATCCAGCGCCGCATCGAAGGCGGTTTCTCCCCGGAAGTTCGCAGCGCCGTGGCCAAGACATTCCTCGCCGCACCGACCCGCCGCCGCAACTTCCTTCGCGCCGGGATGGAACTGATTGGCTACGTGGACGCCATGTTCACAAGCTTCAGCGCCGCCATTGCCTACGATTACCACCTCCGGCAGGCACTGGCATCCGGCATGAGCGAGGCCGCTGCCAAGCGCCAAGCACTGGCCGAAACCGAGCGGATCGTGACGCAAACCGCGCAGCCCGTGGAAGTGACAGACCGATCACTGTTTGAGCAGACCGGGTGGGGAAAGCTGCTGCTCATGTTCGGCGGGGACAGCCGGCAAAAGGCCAGCATGTGGATTTCCGCACTGGCAGCCGCCACGAAGGGCAAGGCCACGCCGGACGACATTCGGGTGCTGGCACTGTCCCACCTCGTGGTTGGCCCCATGCTTCAGATCATTTCCAGCGCATGGATGGACTGGCGCGACGACGACGACGACCAGTGGCTGGATGAAAAGAACTGGGAGGCATGGGACTTTGCCCGCTCCATCCTCCTTGGCCCAGCCGCCGGCCTGCCGCTCATCCGGGAGATCGTGGATGACTTCAGTGGGGACACCGGGCCGCTGGCCGCCACCGGGAAGGCAGCAGCCGACGCCGTGGCCATCATCAAAGGCCCGCCGGATGGCGAAGCCGAGGCCGTGGAATGGTACGGGAAGCGATTCACTGGCGTCATGAAGGGACTGTCCGCGTTCCCTGCGGTGGTCGCCGGGATCACAGATCAGGCATTCCGCGTGGCCGACAACATCATCGAAACAGACGACGAAACGCAGAAACGAATCAACTCCCTCAAGAACAAGCTTGGCCGGGAGAAAGATCCGGAGAAACAACAGGAACTCCGTGAACGGATTCTGGGATTGCAGAGCATGCTGAAGTGAACCACACTCCGCGCATGCGTACCATCCTCGCACTTGCAGCCGCTTCCCTGACTGGATGCACGGCACTGCCCGCGTTCTCCGTCAGCTACGAGCCGACCACCGAAGCCGTCACCGTCACCGTCACCAAGTAACCACCATGGCACCTCCCGCACCCTCACCGGAATCCATTGCAGCCGCTGGCGCTTTCGCCCGCAAGGCCGTGAAAGACGCGTTGTTGTGGCTCCTCCGCAACTACTCGCCGTTCTTTGCTTCCGTTCACAGCGGCATCAAGCAGGGCATCGCAGACGCCGAGAAGGAAATCCCATGATTCCACCGAGCCGTCCCAATCTCACCCGCCACGCATTGCTGGAGCGGATTCATCGGGCGTATCCGCAATGGGTGTTGCCACCGTTCTTCCTCGCTGGGATCCGGGGATACTACCGGGACAGCATGGGAGCCGTGGGCCGCAATGACCGTGGCATTTACGACGACGCCATCTTCATCTGGACGCCCGAAGCGTTTGCGGCTTTCAACGCCAACACGGACCCGTCCGGATTCCGGCCCGCCACCGCATCACGGAAGGGAATGGCGGTCCTCCAGCCGGGAATCTGGGACGTTTACAAGTTCGACACGCACAACGGCACGTTTGCCCACCCGGCAATCTGCCAGCGACTCGGACCCGTTACCGTGGACCGCGACGGCACCGGACCCGATACCGGGATGTTCGGAATCAACATCCACCGGGGAGGCAATCGCGGCACTTCGTCCGAGGGATGCCAGACCATTCCGCCGGCGCAGTGGGACGCCTTCTACAATCTGGCCAAGTCGGAAGCCGTTCGCTTGTGGGGCAATCCGGGATACAAGCGCCAGCGCATCACCTACGTTCTACTCTCATGATCTCCACCAACGTCCGCGCCATCCGCTACCAGGGTAACGGTAGTACCACGCAGCCCTACGCCATCACCTTCCCGTTCTTGCGGGACGCCGGAAACATCCGTGTGCGGATCATTGTCGGCGAAACCGAGACAGACCTTGGCAGCGCAGCCTTCACCGTTCACGATCCCGAAGGCGCAGCGCCATACGTGACAACCGCCGCGGCATACCCCAGCACCACCGAGGTGATCGTATTCCGGTGGGTGCCGTTCACGCAGCCTCTCGACCTTCCGGAGGGTTCCCGCTTCCCTGCGGAGTCGGTGGAGGATGCGCTGGACCGCCTCACCATGCTCACGATGCAGATCGGGGACATGCAGGTGGCAGGCATCGAACCGGGCATCACGGTGCCGGCCGAGGGATTGCAGGACGTTCCTTCATGGGCGGACGACGCGGCCCGCGGTGCAGTGAATCCAGCCCGGGCCGGACAACTCGGATACCAGCGTGATTCCCGCGGGATCTATTTCGCCCGCAGCACGGCCGTGGGAGACTGGCAACTGTGGACCGGACCAATCACGGCGCAGCGGCTTACGCTGGCAGCCGTCAGCGACACTGGCACACCGGGAGCCACCGCCACCGCACTGGCCAGCCTGATTGCCGGGTGGAGCGTGGACGCTGCTCTGTTTATTGGGGACAACCACTACGCCCCCGCGACGTTCGCGCAGTCGTGGGCACCGTTCGATTCGCTGGTGGCCGCGCAAAAGGTTTACCCGGCACTCGGGAACCACGACGTGAACGACTGGGCAGCGCACGCGAGCAAGTTCAGTTATCTGGGCAGCAACACCCGCTACTACCGCAAGAGTTTCGGGAATGGCCTGCTCGACGTGTTCGTGCTGCACTCCGGAGTAAACAGCGCCATGACGCTGGTGGAGCCGGATGGCAACGCGGTGGGCAGCGTGCAGCATCAATGGTTCGTCCAGCAGTTGGCGCTTTCCACAGCCCGGTGGAAGCTTGTGGCGTTCCATCACCCGGCACTCACGGTTTCCGAGGAGGCCAACCGCGTGGTGGCAGCCATGGACTGGCCGGAATTTGCCCAGGTGGATGGCATCCTCTGCGGGCACGTTCATTTCACGGAATGGCTCACGCTCCGCGGCGTGCCGCTGGTCAACGTGTCCGGGAACATCATGCGGGACGGCAACGTGGCCGACACCCTCAACCTCACCGGGTCAGATCCAGCCGGGAATCAGCTGCTCTGGCATGACGACCGCCGCAAGCTGGCCACCCGGATTCACGTCACCACCAAGTCAATTCTCGTGGCCTATCACGACATTGAGACTGGTGGCGTGGTCTATCAACGGGAACTGAGCGACACGACCGGGCTGCGCGGAAGCTGGGGACAGGAGATTCTCAGCCCAGACACCGCGGTACCGCTGGGCGCCGTGGCCGCAGACGTTTCCCCGGTAGCCATCAAGGACGGCGTCTGGATGATTGCGGTGAACAGCACAGCCACCGACGCCATCTCGGGCAAGATCATGGTGGACAGTCAGACGGCAGCAACGTGGACGCTCCCAGCCGGCGCATACTACACCGAAGCGACAGCCGTCCGCAATCTGCGCAGAGGCGCAGGCGTGTGGGTGGATGTCACCAGCCACCCAAGCTACGGCAGCGGATTCGGGCTCGCTGTGCATTGCTCCGGCAATCTGGTTTCATGAGTCGCCGGGGGCATTACGGTGGCGCACGGAAGCGCGTGGGATTCATTACGCCGGGATTCGGGTGCGGTGGAGCCGAGCGGTGGGTGCTGACGTTGGCCAAGCATTTGCACGGCGCAGACATTGCCGGCTTCCTCTCCCACACCGATCAGGGCCCGCTGGCAGCGGAGGCGCACACGCTTGGCCCGATCATGACCGGGGATCATGCTGCGCAATTCGCGGAGCGGTGCGACATCGTCATTGCATGGGCATGGAACCAACTCGCGGATTTCCGCAGGATCTTCCGCGGCCGGCTGATAGCGGTCAGCCACGGCAGTCCCGGAAACCAGTGGGGAGACAACGTCACCAGCCGCATGGGCGCCGTCCCCGGCGTCGAATTGCTTGCGGTGTCCGACAACAGCCTCAACGTCTGGCCAGTTCGCGGCAGCGGCATTTACATCCCAAACGGCGCAGAGGTTGACCGATGCACGCCGCGGGCTGGTAGGAGCGCCATGCGTGAGCGGCTTGGCATCAAGCCGGAGGAGCGTGTTGCCACGTTCTGCGGGCGAATCTGCGCGGAGAAACGGCCATGGGCGCTGGTTTCTGCTCTTGATTGGCTGCCGTCCAGCTGGGTGGTGCTGATTGCGGGGCCGGATCAGGCCGGATGGACGAAGGCCATGGCGCAGAACCCGCGTGTCCGCGTGCTGCCACCGCAGGATCATGTTGGCGACGTACTGGCAGCCTCTGACGTGTTCGTGCTGCCATCCGAGACAGAGGCCCACCCGATTGCCCTGTGCGAGGCGTGGATTGCCGGCGTGCCGACTGTGTACGCAGATTGGCCCTTTGCCGCGCAGCTGCGGCGCGACCACGGTCAAGACCTCGGGGTTCCCGTCCGGCTCGACTGTTCCCCTGCGGAGATTGCAGCCGCCATCCTGACTGCTCACACGTTTCGGCACACGCTGGCAGACTCAGCCCGCCGCATTGCGTGGCAGCATTACACCGCTTCCGTCATGGCGGACCGCTGGGAGCGGCATCTGGGGCTTGCTCCGATTCAGCGGACGGGCACGGCATCGGCGTACTGACAGCAGGCCGCGCCCATGCAAACGGATTGCGCCGCAGGGGTTTTTACGCGGTTCGCGTGAATGCATGTGACGCTTGTGACGCATGTGACACGTGTGACGCTGTGACAACTGTGACGCTCATTTTCTGCCGCACAATTAACCGCACATGAAGTGACGCTTGTGACGCATGTGACGCGATAATGTCACACCGTCACACACTCCCCGCCCCTTTCCTCCCCCTCCTTTCTTTCCCCCACACCCCCTATCTATCCTCCCCCTCCAA